AATCGTCGTCGACGGCTGCACCGCAATTACACCAGGCACCGCCATGGCGGCACCTTCCAGGACGCTGATATAGATTGTCTCGCCTATGCCGAGCGCATTGGTGGCCGCCTGCAGCGCAGTCTGCACGTTAGCGTTGACGGCCGTCGTCACAAAATTGGGGTCGACGCGCACGGTAATCGCCTCGTTGACCGTCGTGCGCGTGACCGCCTGGGCAATCGCCAGGATGGTAAACCCCCGGGTGACTTCAACGGCCTGCTGTACCAGCGTCACCAGACCGGCCGGCGGTGCCCCGCTGCCGTCGTCGATCGTTGCGATGAATTCGCCAGGCTGGACGGCGCCGCCGGTGTTTATGTTTTCCAAGATCGAGGCGTCGGCCACACCTGGTACATTGAACACCGCCGACACGATGGCGCCGTAGGTCGCCTTCGACAGCGAATTGATAAACAGAATAAATCGCGCGCTATAGCTGGCGTCGGATTCCGCGCTGGTGCCATTGGTGATCGCCGCCGGGTTGGTCACGGTGTCGACGCCGGGCAGATTGCTGCCAATTTGCGACAACTGGTTGGCGGTCACATTGTAAGCGGCGCCGATTTGCAGCGCCTGCACGGTTGCGGTCAGGCTACTTTGGCCGGTCGCCAGCACGTAAGCGTTAAGGCCGGCGTTCCATGTCGGCTGATTGGTGTCAGCAATCACCTGATATTGAATCGCACCGCCCTGCGTCTGCACGATGGTGCCGGCCACGATAAGCACATTGCTGAGCGCCGGAGAGAACGAACCGAACACCACGCCGCCTTGACCCCCAACCCCGGCCTGCCGGTAGAAACCAAATTGTTCATAAAACGTGTCCAGGTCGGCGCCGGTCGACGTCTGTGCGCGCGCGATTTGATTGACCAGCTGAATCTGGGCCTGGATGAAAACCAACTGACCTGCAACGGTTTCCATGAAGGCATAAAATGCGTCACCTTCCTGGAACGTCGGCGGGAATCCCAATGAGGCGGCCCAGCCGGCGACCATGTCCGATACGTATTGCGCAAAGGTTTTTGAAGGCAGTCCGGTCATGGTCACACCTGCAGGGCCAATTGCCCGGGCTCGCCAGAGTTAAGCACCACGCTGACGATGGCCCAGAATGTCTCGTTATCGGGTTGCACATACTGAATCGTCGGCGGCGTCGTCGACGCCACGTCGGCGTCCTCAAGTACACCGCGCGAAATGATCTGCTCGAGATTGGCGATATATTCCACGTCCGTGTTCTGGTCGACCAGCGAGCCGCCGCCAATGCCAAAGGTTGGATGGAAAACATAATCGGCCGGCGTATTGACGCCGTCCGGCAGCTGCTGCGCCGGGTTGGTGATGATCCTGCGCACAATACGCTGGCGCACCCAATCCCATGCGACAGCTGTTTGAATACTGCCACTAGGCGTAATCAGAAGGTCTGAATTCCAATCGAGCCAAAAATCGACGCCCATTTTGTCTATCCGACTTCGTTGCCAACTATGGAGCGCCCTATTTTGACGCGCCAAATTGCTGATCCGGTTGCTGGATCATATTTAAGAACCTCTTTCAACCGGGCGAGCGTGATTCGTTTCATTATTGCGCCTTCAAAACCGTGCTGTTGGAGCCGTCCGCCAATTTGACCGCCTGCAGCGTGCCGCCATTGCCCAGGTCGATTTCCGGCGCAGTCACCTGCGCCTTAGTCGCCGCCGTCACCGTGGCATTGCGTGTGGCGGTCACAATAACATCGCGCTGCGCTGTCGCCAGCAAATCCTGGTGTGCCGTCAGAGCCACGTTGCCGTCGTTGGTGAACTGCAGCGTGCTGCCCGACTTGTGCTTGATGCCCATTTCACCCGGCTGCAGCTCGGGGAACGGCGCCAGGCTGGTCTGATTAAAGAACATGCTGGCGACCGCGGCCACCCCGTAGGCGCGCTCGACCAGCTGAATCACCACCGGCTCGCCCGCGGTCGGGTTTTGCGCCGTCGCGCCGCCCACCGGAGCGATCTGGAATCCGAAGCCGTTGCCCGACCAGCTGGATCCCAATGGCATCCATGACGTCAACACGCAGTTGTTGGCCGCGTCGCGCATGCTGGGGATAACGCAGCGCACGCGGTGCAGCTTGGGGTCGTACGACGCGACATGCGCATAGACAAAGGAGCGATGCTCCTGGCTCTGCTGCTGGGCCGCGTGTTTGATCTGGTGCAACAACTCGTCCATTAGCCCGCCCCACTGGCCGTCGATATCGACTCGCCGGCGCCGACCGGCTGGCGGTCAAGCAGCCGCAAATGCGTGTCCAGCTCGCCCTTTTCGGATTTAGGATTGAGAACGTATTTGTGCGTGTACTCGGTGACGAAATACTGGTGCGCGATAAAGTCCTGGCTAATCTGTCCGTCCAGCGACGCCGGACTGGACGGCTGCACGGCGGCGATAAAATTAGACTTGATATCGACGACCAACTCGCGCTTGGAAATGTCCAGCGCAATCGACTGCGCGCGCTGCTGCGCCTGCGCCTGCGTCAGCCCGTCGACGTGGAAAGTGTAAATCGGCACCTGGTTGTTTTTTTGTGTGCCGGCAGCGCCGCTGTTCGACGTGGTCGCTGACAGGATGGCCTGCGCCTGCGGCCCGGTCCACAGCCCGGCGTTTACCTTGGCGTTGTCGTTGGTGCTGAAATTAGACCCTATGACATAGGCCAGCCCCTTGGTCAGCGTCGACGACGTCGGGTCGTACGACAGCACGATGACCTGGAACGTCTGGTTGCGGCGCGGATTATGGCTGACGTCAAGAGACATGGCGCCAAATGAGCCGGCTGGTATCGGGTTGACCATATAGGTGAACGGCAGCGTCGGCAGGCCGGCGCCGGGCGCGCCGAACACCAGGGACTTGCCCGGCGTTGTATAGACGATGTTGCCGCTATCGCGCGCCAGGCGCGTCAGTATCGCCCACAGGCTTTGCGGCGTCGTGGTCAGAATCGTATTGGCGCTGTCGCCGAAAATCGTCCCCACGTCGACGTCGCCGCCCTGGGCCAGCCGCAGGTCGGGCGTCAGACCAAACTGGTTGGCTATCGAGGTGACGATTTGCGACAGCTTCTGGTTTTGCGTATTGACGCCGCCGGTCGCAACCTCGCTCGGCGCCAGTGGGCCGGTGTTGCCGCCCAGAATGCTGACCAGCACACGCCGCTGGTCGACCAACGGGCCCGACCAGTCGCGCGCATGGATCGATACCAACGTGCGCGTGTAGCTGAATTTGGCGCTCAGATACTCGCCGCTGAAAATATGCGAGCGCACGCCGTCGACGTCCACATACACGTCGACCGGCAGCGACGTCGGCGCTGCGCTCGACAGCTGCACCAGGTCAATGCCGGCGGCCGCCAGCCTGGCCATGCCGGTGCCCGCCACCATGTGCCCGGTATTGCCGGCGCCGCTGCCCTTGACGTCGAACGACTCGATTGGAATCGTCTGGCCGCCAATGTTTAGCTCAACCCCCAGGGCGCTCATGTGGCCGGCACCCTGATAAGGAACTGACCGATTGGCTGCGGGTCAGGCGGCAGCCCGCTGGCCGTCGCGATTTGCTCCCACAGCGTCGGATCATTCAAATACTGACCCGCCACCTGAAACAGGTTGGGGTTTATCATTTCCATTTGGCGCACCGACGCCGTCGGCGCCGCGACAATGTTGGTGACGGCAATCGAGTACGACACCAGGTCGGCCGCCGGCGACGCCTGCGTGGGGTCGGTGCCGACGACAATCGGCGCCGCCGCGGTCTGCAGCACGGTCGCCGCCGTATTGATCGCTACGGCATTGACGCCCGATATGCCGGCGACGGTGCCGTTGCCGGTCAGCAGCCCGGTCTGCACGGCGCCGGTCAGCGCGTTGGCCAGCGGCACCAGGCTGACCGGACATGCCAGGCCGTCGTCGCCCTGCACGGTGTCGTCGATTGCCGACACCTGGTCGTTTAATTGCGATTCAAGCGATTGCGTGCCGACCGGCTGCGTGCCGACGCCCGACAGGTCGGCAATCGGCTCGAACGTGATCGTGTACGGGATCAGATATTGATGCTTGGGGTTATATTTGAAGTCCGCGACCTTGCCGATAAACGACTGCGGCCCGTAGGTCAGCACCACCGGCAGGCCGACGGTGCGCACCCGGTCCAGCGATTGCGCGCGCGCGAAGGCACCGGCTTGCGAGAACAACCCCGACCACGTCACGGTGTGCGGGAAGGCACCCAGGCTGTCGACGTCTTTTGCCCCACCGGGGTACTCGTGCACGACCAGCACCTGGCGGCCGCCGAACGGGCCGATTTCCTGCGGCACCTCGATGCTGGCGAAGGTGACTCCCCCGATGGTAAGTGGTAGACTCATTGCCTCCGTTGCCCCCCAAAGGAGATTAAGCCATGGACAAGTTCGGACGTTTGATGCTCGGCAATACGTGCATCGCTATTGGCGCCCGTGCGTTCAACATGATTGACCGGCTCATGTTTGCCATTTGCGGTGCGGTGGTGCTCGCGGCTGGCATTGCAGTGTTGATAGTGGAAAGGACGGTTGGATGGGCGATTCCCGTTATTGCTACCTTGTTCGCTCTGGGTTTGTTTGCGGCCAACATCATGGCCGAACGCGACCGAAACAAAATGCTGAAACACTACGAGCGGTCGAACAAGATCGTTGCAGACGCCATCGCCGCGAACGATAAGCGGTGGGAGAAAGTCGCCACTGGTCAGCGGTAGGCTCATGATTTCTTAATCGTCCCTGACTTTTCCTGCCGCCCGCAATGCCGCTTCTGCTCTCGTGCGAAATTGGACGGCCATAGAATGATCGCGCCCATATAAGTCGCAAAGCGCTAGTGCGGCAGCCTGAATTTCTTTGTCCGTTGGCGGCGGCACTTCTATTGGCGTTGGTCTCCACTGGTTTTCACACGGGCCAAAATAACCTTCCTTGCCACCGGAAAATTGCAGCCACTCGTCGGTTGTGTAGATACCGGCACCCGGAACAATATCTACAATGCGCTGCTTCCCGACGATTTCGCCTTTGGCGCTATCACATGCACCAACGCCAAGGCGGCGGTCCACTTTTTCCTTTGTCTCTTGCGTAATTGGCCCGTCTGTCATTGGCCGCATCTTTTTTGACGCCAACGAGAAGTCGCCGTCGTTGGTGAACGCCACCGACACCGCATTGGCGAGTTTAACGACCTCATGGCGCGGCAGTGTGATGCCCGCGAAGGGGCAACCGCTGTCAGGCCCGAGCATAATGATTTCGATTTTTCCGTCCCTCACTTGGATCATAAAGAACGGCGACCTCTCCACCAGTTTTGTGGATTTGTTCTGCGGGTCTTTCACAAACTTATAAATGATCTTGTCAATCATGGCCGTCTCCTTCGTTGGGGAACAAAGTAATCATGGGATATCGCCCCCGCTGGTGAACTGACTGGACAGCGCGCCGTCAGCCTGCCCGAGATTGTGCTGGCTGCTCATGCCGAGCAGCTCGGCCAGGTAATGCGCGACGCGCTTGGCCAGGCCCTCCTGGTCCATGCTGGGGTCGGCTTTGATCGTCGCGTCGATGGTCGTGTGTTGCGACGACGCCGTGCCGGCGCCAACGGCGCCTACCGGGCCACCGGTGCCGATAGCAGGCGGTGCGTTGGGCCATGCCGGCGCAGCCGTCAGTGCGCCGCCCAGCAAAAACTTGCCGCCCTCATAGGTGCCACCGGCGAACGCGCTCAACGCAGCAATCGTGCCCGCGACCGGCAACCCGTACCCGGTCATTGCGGCCCCGATAGACAACGGGGACGTCATAAGCACGCCCTCGGCCATGCCCTTGCCGAGCGCTTCGCCTAGCGTGCCCTTGGCCGGCGGCCCGAACGTGGTGCCCTGGCTTGGCAGGTGACCGGATATAGTTTTGAAACTCTCGTCAACGCTGCGCAGCCCGACCAGCAGCGGCGGCAGCACGTATTGACCCAGGTCGGCCAGCACGTTGGTCATGTCCTGCCACGTCTCGCGCGCCTTCTGGATCGGCGACTCTTTGCTGTAATCTTCGAAAAAGGTTGCGTAGCGGCCCTTGAATTCGGGGAATTCCCTTTTTAGTTCGGCCTCCTGTGCCACCACAGCCGGCGACATTAGAATCGACATGCCGCGCTGGCCCTGCTCGCCAAAGTTCTTTTTCATCATGGCGCTCCGTTCGGCAATTGGGAGGAGTTCTGTTTTTTGACGAACAAGGCTTTTCGCTAAATTGATGTCCACGAATTCACCTGTCGGATCGTAAGCTAAGTATTTGCCAGCTTCGTCGACTAGGCCGACCTCCTTCATGGCGAACATTCGTCTGGCGTATTCTTTGGATGACATTATCCGAGGATCAGGCGGCAGCAATCGCTCAAACGCCGCCCGCAGCCAGGTGCCGGATTTTGTGTTGGTCGCGCCCGCGCGGGCCAGCGCGGTCGCCTCATACAAGACGTCTTCCGGCTTGACGTTGAGCGCAGTGTGCAGGGTCGGCATGGCGTAGGACGCGGCGCGCACCATTTGCGGCATTGTCGCCGGGTTGGTGGTGGACAGGAACGCGAGCAGCGGCGCCATGCCCTTTATGTCCTCGATGCCGTACTCTTGCGCCATGTGGGCCTGCTGGACGAGCGAATCCATGGCGCCCTTTAAGTTGGTGCCCGGCTTGACCTTGGCCTCGACCGCCGCAGCACGCAGCATTTCAGGCAAAATCCCCAAGCCGCCGCTTTCCTTGCCCGCGGCCCCTTTCAGCAGCCGGATTTCGTCGGTCGCCGCCTCGGCGATCTCCTTATAGCCGAATCCAGTAGTGGCCGCGGTGCTTTGGATAAGGCTACGGAAATACTTGTCGTTCTCTGGCGTGTTGGGCAGGCCGGCATGCCATTTCATTTGAAAAATAGCGTCCTCGAGTTCGGCCTGCTCAAAGACGCCATACGCCAGCGCGCCGGCGCCGATCATGGCCGCTGTGCCGTGGTGAGAACTGCCAGCACGGAAATACCCGCGCATGCCGCCCGGCAGTGGCATGCCGATGCCCTCGGTGACAAAGCCGCCGCCGCGGCTACCACCGCGGCCAGGCCCATGGCGGCCACCGCGGCCGCCAATACCGACGCCACCGACCGCGCCGGCCCCCACACCGGCCACATTCGGCACCCGCAGGCCACGCGCCACGCCGGCGGCCCTGGCCAGTGCCGCTGAAAGTTCCCGGGCGTTTGCGGTCGCCATCACCAGGTCGGCATTCATTGCCCCCAGGCTGGCCGCAAATGCTCCGCTCGTATCTTCGGACACTTTGCCTATGCGCGCGATTGCGTCGGCGGCCTTGGTCGCGCCGGTCGTCACGCCGCTAAAGGTCAGGCGACCGAAGCTGCGCAGCGTCTTGACGGCCGCCGTCATGGTCACGTCGACGTCGCGGCCCAGCTTGGCTATGCGCTCAAGCGCCGGGCTTGCCTCGTCCACAATCCTAAAAAGGGCTCCTACTTCATAGCTACTTATCATCGCACACCCTTCGGCGTGAGCAATGACACCGCCAGCTGGCCGAAGAACAATTCAAGTTGCGGGCCAGATCGCGATGCCGCCAAACCAATAAAGGGCCGCGGCGGGATGCTGCCGGTCGGCTTAAGTGTTCCGAATTCTTGCCAGAAAGCTATTTTGCTGGTCGACCCGACGGCGCCAACGGACCCAACGGCATAGAAGCCGATTGACTCGCGCATTTCGCCGGTGCGCAGCAGTGGGTCAGTAGCGCTGATCCTGCCGAGATATCCGAGTTTTTGCTTTTCCGCGATCGTGCTGTCGGCCAGCGGTGCCCAACCTGGCATTTCGTGGCCGATATAGCTTTTAGCTTCTAGCGCAACGGATTCCACAACCGACCGCAGGGCAGTCGTGACACCCGTGCGGCTCTCACCAACCGCGCGCTCCATTAGATTTGAAAATTGTTTGAACGACAGCATGGTCTAGCCCTGCCCCGGGAACTTGACCCGGCCCGTGGCCCAATTGACCGCGCCGCCCTCCAGCTGCTGGGCGCAATACAGGAACGCCTTGCGTTCTATCGCGCCCATCGCCCGTGCCTCTGCCCACGATACGTGCCCGCCTGTCGCGCGCACGCATTCCCTAAAGTCAGGGTCCTCGCAGATTTTTTTTTACAATCTGCAGCTCTTTCAGTTTCACCGCCGGCCAGTACTCGCTCAGCACGTAGGCTAAGACGTCCAGCGAATTGTCCCCCAGCAGGTTGGCGACTTTTTGCACATCGACCCGGCTGGTAATCGGCGGCGGCTTCTGGCCGTCAATTGAGCGCACGCTGATGCAGCAGCGTGCAATCAAGTCGAGCGCGTCGCTGGGCGGCTGGCCGGCCATCAGGATGGCGACGCGCGCGGTCAGCGACACGCCGGCGGGCGGCCCAAACACCACGTCGCGGCCGTCCGGCAGCTTCAACTCAATCGTTTCGATATCTTCGCGCGGCTTGACCACGTCGGCCGGGTCGGACTGTGTGCCCTGTTCCTCGGCCGCATGCTCGTCGTGCTGCTGCTGATGCAACGCAGCCGTGCGCTCGGGCGACGGCACTGGCCGTCGATTGCGCGGTGCCGCCTGTCGCGCTGCCACGGGTTTTTGTCCCGCTACCGCAGCCGCGATCTCTGGCGGTATTGCGCCGCCGGTCGGCGCCTTTATGGCGCCCGTGCTGAGGGTAAGCTCTGGTGATCCCATGGGGGTGGGGCTCCTTGGTTAAGATTTACGCGGCGGCTGCAAGCGCCGTCAGGAAGGGCGCGCCGCCGCCGGTCCCGACGCATTGCGCCCAGGCGAAGGCGAGCGACTGGTCGACCTCCTTCATGCCTTTGTAATTGCCGAATGTCGGCTTGTTGAATTGCACGCCGGTGTACAGGTACTCGTCCACCGTGCCGTCGCGATTCAGTATGTTGATCGACAGCGAGAATTGCGGGATGACGCCGCGGCGGTGATACGCGTCCATCAGGTCGAGTATCATTTGCTGCAGGTTGCCGTTGGCGCGCGCGAAGGTGAAGCGGCCGGTGCCACCGTGCCAGGTGACCTGGTGCACCGGTATGCCGCCATTGTCGATCGGCACAATAGTAATCAGCGTGTCGACCGCCTCGGTGTCAATGTCCATGACGCGCCCGAGGTCGGACAGCGGGAACTGGTCGCCGTAGTCATCTTGGACGATGCACGACGCATCGGTGCCAACCGAGAATCCATTAACGGTTACAGCTACCATGACTTAGTCTCCTTTGGCTGATCGGTGACGCGTATCTCGTTAGTTGCTAGGCGGCGATTGCCCCGGTGTAGCGCCAACGGTCACTACAGTCGTGCCCCCTTGAAGGGTGAGAATAAAGAACCGCACGCTGGACAGATAGCGCACGCGCACCAGCACATAGCAGTAATGCTGCGCAACGCTTGTCGGCGTGTTGACGCCCTGGCCCGCGACTGCGTTCTGGCTGGCGTCGAAAGTACAGACCACCGCAAAGTCGTCGATCTGCCCCACGGTCCCGTTCGCCCCCTTGAGGCCTTGCAGGAAGGTGTTGAGCTGCAGTTTGACCGCATTGCGGAACGGGTCGTTGGGCTGCTGACTCTGCAGCTGGTCGACGAACACGCCCATGGCGGCCTGGAAACTGCGCGCCAGCCAGCAGGTCATGCGCCAGTATTCGAACGGCTGCGTGACGCGCGTGAGCGACGTCGTCTGGCCGTGCCGTATGCCGAACACCGCGCCTGCCGGAATCGGGTTGGCAATGAACATGACGCCGGCGCTGGCCAGCTGCCCGACCTCGGATTCGCTATACGGCACATTGCCCGTGGTCGGATTGTTGCGCTCGGTGCCGACCACCAGCGCGACCTGCTTATTGCCGGGCGACTGCGCCGGCGGCAGCGTGGTGATATAGCCGCCGATGTACGCGTTGGGCGACACCAGGCGCGTGATCGCATTGACCGGGTCGTAAAAGTACACCCAATCCTTAGTCCAGGCGAAAGCCGGGTCGTGCACGGCGACGGCCGACACTTGCGCGAGCGCGGCCGCGGTGGTGGTGCCCAGCGCCATGGCCTGCAGCAGGCTGCAGCCATTAACCTGCGCGAACTGCAGCAGCGTCGGGGAAATGGTTATGTCGGTGCAGCCGACCAGCCAGACGACGCCGACTGCCGGGTTTTGGCTTTGCAGCGCGTACAGCCCGGTGGGCGGAATCACGCTGTTGCTGCCCAGCAGCGTTGCGGTGACGACGCCGGCGCGGCCGTCGGTGCCGCCGCTGAATGCGTAAGTACCGGGTGTCGGCGCCCCGACCGCCTGGTTATAGGCGCCAGCGGCAACGATTGCGGACGGCCCCTGGAAACCGGATATGCCGTTGGTGACGGCGGACGCGAGCGCTTTCCAGAATCCGGCCGCGGGGATATTCGCGTACAGCTCCTGCTGGCCGGTGGTCGGCAGGAAAATCCCCACATTGAACGTATTGGTGGCCGCGCCGGCGCTGATCTGCACCTGGATGGCATTGCCGACCACGCCGGTAAAAATGCCCTTGAGCGTAATGCCGGTGCCGGACGCCGCCGCGGTGCCAAGCGTTGCCGTCGCGCTCGAGCCGCTGGTGCGGGTGTACGTGACCTGCGGCGACAGGGTGGTCGGCTGGTAGATCGAGCAGACCACGCCGGTGCTGCTGGCGAACAGGCCGGCCGCGCTAATGACGGCGTTGGCATTGACCGCGGTGGCCAGCTTGGCGGCGAGCGACGTCAAGGTGTCGCCGCTGACCCCGGGAATCGTCAGCGTGATCGGCGAGCCCGTCAGGGCGCTGGACGTGAAAGTGACAGAGAACGAATCACCCGAGACTGCCGAGCCGGTGAGCGTGACGGTTTCGGCGCCCGACGTGAGCGCGCCCGACAGCGGGCCCGACGCCGCGGTGTCGTTGCCGTCGGTGACGCGCACCGCCCAGCCCTCATTGTTCAAACCGCTGGCCTGGCCAAACGCAATCGCCAGGTCGGTCGCGATATCGTACGGGTCGGTGAGCGACGCGGCGCTGATCGGGCCGAAGGTCTGCAAAGCGTCAAACGGCGAGCCCAGGTGCTGGGCTTTGTTGACCGCGCCCCAGCTGGCGGTGCCGACCAGACCGAACACGTCGGTGGGCACCCCGCTGATATAGCCGGGCGGGTTTTGGATCGCGATGTACAGGTCGTCGGCGGTCAGTGACGCAGGATTGAAGTTTGCGGCTGGAACGATTGGCATTGTTAAGTCCCCCGTCTAGCTTTCCAGAACTGCGTAAGCCGGCACCAGCGCCAGCACGGCGTACAGCACGTCCTGCGTCGTGATTGGATACTCCAATCGCGTCAGGAAGTCATGCCGATAAACGTCCTCGAGCGTGTCGTCCTCGATCGCATAATCGTTTTCCATGGTCAGGCGCGCCTGGGTGACGCCGTCGGCCAGCGTCGGCCCGAAATTGTCCTGCAGGCTGCCCAGCAGCGTGGTGATGGGCGACACCGCAATGGCGCGCGCGGGCTGTGTTTGGGTCCAGACCGTGATTTGCAACTGTGATTCGCGCCGCCCCAGCTCGCGTACCTGCGTGCCGCCGTTGCCGGTATAGCTTTGCAACGCCACCGGGCCGGCGGTCAGGTTGTTGAGGTGGACCGTCGCGCCCGTCGTGGTGGCGAGCAACCAGGTCGACAGCGTCGGGTCGGCGTTGATAAGCCCGGCCAGCCGGGTCGCCATGCTGCCAGGGGTGTCGCCGCTGACGGCGATTGCGACCACGGCCGCGGTTTTGTTGGGCGCGTTGGACTGCGGGGCCCTGGCGATCAGCGACACCGCGTCGCCGGCCGACACCGGGCCGCCCAGCGTCAGCGAGCCCGAATGAGTCGGCGGCAGCGTCGCCGGCGGATTGACCACGCTGGTGAGCGTCGCCGGCGTCACGATCCGGTTATAGGGGAAGGACGACCAGCGTGTGGTGTTGCGCCCCACCTTGCGGTCGTACACGCTTATCAGCGTGCCGCCGTTGCGCGCCAGGTTCTGCAGCGCCGTCACCGGCGGCCAGCCGACAGCGCACTGAATCGGTGCCAGCGCAATACCGGTCACGGCAGCCGTCACCTGCTTCTGTAAAGCCGCCATGACGTCGTAAATCGTGGTCATGGCTGGGCCACCTTGCGGTCGCACAGCAGCTGGTAGCCGACCACGCCCGCCAGCTGCTCGTACGGACTGACCACGACATAGCGCGCGCCGTTCTGGTCAATGATCGCGTCGCCCTCGCGCGGCAGATAGCCGGGCAGCGGCGGCACGTAGAAAAACCAGTGCGTCGGCTTAAGCATGCCGGGCACACCGGGGCCGAAGATCGCTTCCCCCCGCCGGTGCGCACTGCCGATTCCGGCCGGCACCAGCGAAGCGCCCCCGGCCCCGGCACTCCCGAAGGCGAACGAGCCGCCCGCGAGGACCAATGGCTGGTCGTTGTCGTGTGTGCTTTCCCAGTATTGCGACCCGTCGCCCTGGACAGCCGGCGCGACGGCAGGCCGGTAAATCGTGACCAGGCGGTTAATCGTGCCGCCGACCGCCTTATTGACCGGCGGGTGCCAGGCCAGGCACATGCCGTTGAGCTCAATCGTGCCCGGTATGCTGGTCGCGCCGGCGCCGTAGCTGACGCCAGGCACATAGGCCGGGTCGTTGAGCAGGAAAATATCGCCCAGCACGAACGGGTCCATGTTGGCGACAATGTCGATCCACTGCGTGGTGTTCTTGAGCCCGGTCAGTATTTTGGTTTCGCCGGTTATCTTGCGATAAAACAGCGGGAAGTTGCTCGCCACCTTGGCCCAACCGCCGGGGAAGTCGCCGGCCGAAGATCCAATAATCCGGAACGCGTTGTAGGGCGGCCCAAGCTTCCGCGCCGCGATGCCCTTGCCGCGGTCAATCTTACTTTGTACTGTCGCATAGCTAACCATGGCGGGCCCCGCGATGCCGCGACCACAAAGACGGACAGAATTGTCGGCTGATTATATTCGTTCGATTTTGGCCTACGACCCGCTCACCGGCGAGTTTCGATGGCGCCATAGAGATGATCGCCCAAAATGGTGGAATACGCATTATGCTGGCAAGATAGCTGGAACGATCGATGCCAATGGCTACCGGAGAATCTGCATCGACAACGGTTGCCGACACCTTGGCCAAAGACTCGCTTGGCTGATTATGACGGCGTTGTGGCCAATAAATGAAATTGACCACAAAAACACGGATAACGGCGACAACCGCTGGGACAATTTGCGCGAGGCGACGGAAGCCCAAAATAAAAGAAACAGACGCATGTTGGTTCGAAATGCGTCCGGGCTCAAAGGTGTTTGTGCACATAAAGGCAAGTGGCAGGCGACAATCTATGCCGAAGGCATCAATTACTACCTCGGTCGCTTCGACACACCAAAAGCCGCGCACAACGCTTATTGTGCAGCAGCAAAACAGCTGCATGGCGAATTTGCACGCACTGCCTAACCATCTATACATACGAAATGGCTCCCGTGCGCTGAGGTTGCTGACGCATATCCTTGTTCATCGGCGTGCCGAGGAAATCAGACAGCATTTGCCGCCAGTTTTCGTATAGGCTGCGGCGCTGCCCGGCCTCGTTGCTGCGGCCTTTCCAGACGTCGGCCTTGATCGTGTCGAGGTTTTGCGACGTGCTGGCATAGGCGTTCTCGAGCCCGTTCAAGATCGGGATATAGCCCCAGATCGTCGTGACGCCGTCCAGGCTGGTGTTGGGGTTGAGCTGCACGCCGGTTGCGGTCAGCTGCGGCGCCACCGCGCCAGTCCCGCTGCAGGTCAGCGTGAAATTGACCGGGCAGATAAACCCGACTTCCGGCACCGCGACGGCATTTTGCGAGAACGGGCCGGTGCCGTACGGCGACAGCCCCAGGATATTGGCGGCCTGCAGCGTCGCGTTGCGGTTGACGGCCGCGGTCAGCGCGTTGATCAGCGTAATGCGTGCGTCGTTGTCCGGCGGGTTGTTCAACGGTGCCGTGACGATCACGCTGACCGGGCTGCCCAGCGGGCCGCCGCTGAATGTCGCCGTCAGGGTGTCGCCGGTGTTGGGCTGCGGGCCGGTCAGCGCGACGGCGCCATAGGCCAGACCGGTCAGCCGGGCTTCCTCGTCCGGGTTTAGGTTGTTCATTTTGTATTCCAGGAAGCCGTAGGCCTGGAAAAACCGGTAACCGACCGCGCCCTGCGCCAGCGTGCCGCCGGCAGGCGATATGCGCAGCAGACCGGCGACCGGATAACCTAGATGGCGTCTTACGTCTGATTTTTGGGCTGCGGTCAGCATGGGGCTGCTACCCCACGCGCTTTTTCTCGGCGCCCTGTCCCGGCAGCGGGAATACAGTCTTGCAATGCGGGCAGCACGCCATGCCGCCGGCCTGGCTGACCGGGCAAATCGGCGCCTGGCTCGCCTTGAGCTGCTCAATCTGTGCGTGGTCGGTCAGTACCATGGTGCGCTTGAATTCGCCCACCACATTGCCCAGCAGGCATTTGAAGTCCTGCATGACCACATAGGGCTCGAACACCAGCGCGGCCGGCGCGCTTGGATGCACGACGACGTCGGCTGGCTTGTCCGGCGCGGCCGCGCGGACCTGCGCGGTGCCACAAGTCGGGCACGCGGCCTTCTTGTAATGCACCACGGCCCCGCACTGCGGGTTGGTGCATGGCCGGAAGCCGACCGGAAGTCTGGTCGCGTGGTCCGTCATACGATCGGTTCCCCGCTTGCCACCAGCGCCAACAGCAGCTGGTAGTCGACAAAATACGGGTTGCCGTAGAAGAACGACCGCGCCTGGCCGTTATAGGCAAAGTCGAAATTGTTGGTGACCAGAATCGGGCCCGAGCCGTTGGCCAGCTTGCCGCTGTTGCTGAACGTCACGGTTTCGGTTTCGCCGTCGGTCGTCACGGCCGTGGTCGTCGGGTTGGCCGGCACGGTCAGTGACAGCGTGCCGGTGACGGATTCGCTGTAGCGCACCTGGCCAAAGCCGCCCGGGACCGTAATCGCGATGCTGCTGCCGGTGCGCAAGCCGGTAATGCCGGCCGCAGCCAGCACGGGGTCGCTGTTGATTGCCGCGGTCAGGCCTGCGGCCGCCAGGGCGGTCGTGATATCGGTCGGCAGCGTGATGTAGGACACGGCGTGCGGGCTGCCGGGCAGATTGGCCGCGGTGAACGTCACCGTCAGCGTGTCGGCTGCGTCAGGCGTGGCGCCGACAACGACGGCCGGCGACGTTTTGTTGACCCAGCTGGTGACCGTGTAGTCGCCCGCCGGCACGCCGCTGATTTTGACGGCGCCGCTTGTGTCGGTGCCGATAATGCCCAGGCCGGCCAGGGTCGGGTTGGCCGCAATCGCCGCCACCAGGGCGTCGCCCATGTTGGTCGCGCTTTGCCCGGTCGTCGGCGCGGTCTGAATCACAACGCCGCCGCCCAGGCCGGGGCCGGTAAACAGCACGTTGACCTGGTCGCCCGTCAGCGCGGTGCCACCCAGCGTCACGGTCGCGCCCTCGCCGACGGGCGACGTCAGCACGGACAGATTGCCCACCGGGCCGGCGTGCTTGAACGTAATCACGGCCTCGACGGCGTCGGCGCTGATATCGGCCTGCTGGGCGTTCAGGTTGTCGTTGAACAGCGTGGCCAGCTGCTCGGCGACCGCCACCAGGGTGTCGGTGCTGCTGACCAGATAGGTGACAGAGATTTTGGGCGGGCTAAGACCCTGCGCGGCCAGCGCGCCGTTGGTCAGGTCAATGGTGATTTCGTCGCCCGTGGTGATGGTGCCGCCGATAGTCGCGGTCGCGGTCGCGGCGACGCGCGGGTTGGCCGCCAAAAAGTCGGCCGGCGACTGATTGCCACCGCCGGTGCTGTTGAGGCCGACCACGGGGGTATCGAAATTAGGCAGCAGCGTCGGGCGACGCGGCTGCACGGTGCCGACCGGCAGACCAGAAGGCGGGATTTGATCGTTGTTCGCAACCATGGCGTCAGCCCTTCTTGATCAGATTGCCGGCGTAGCGCGGCGTGGTCTTTTTCCCCATACGCACCCGCTCGGCTGCGCGCGTCATGCCCTGGCCACCGCTGACCTCTTTGTCCCAGTTGGGCGTGAAGCACTCGGTGCCGCCGAACGCTGGACCGGAGAACACCGCCGTGGTGGTGCGCTTTGGCGGCGCTATCTCTTTGGCCGGCTTGCCCGCCATGTCAGTTCAACCTTGCTCGTTCTCGGATTTCCGCAGCGCGATTTGGTACGAATTCCTCAAGCGTTTGATCGCGTTTACTCGAATTACACGGAATGCAGGCCGGAACGATATTGCCGACCTCTGTCTTTCCGTCACGCGACAGCGGCATCAGGTGTTCAAGGCTCAACTTAGTTTCGGTGCCACAATATGCGCATGCGTGGTCAAACTCTTTGAGAAGCGCGAGCCAGTCGGCGCGGGTGAACTTGCCTTCGATCTGCGTCGCAGCCTGAATCACTCCATCTTTGTACGTTTCGGCACGCAGAATAGCGCGTTTCAGACGCCAGCGATCACGCAGAATCGGGCGCTGTTCCGGTCGTTTTGTATAAGTACGCATGTAGGCAGCGTGCTTTGCTCGCGCAGTCGGCGTCTTGCTGCGGCGACGGGCGCCAGCATTGTCTCTCTCTAGATTTCGCAGACGCCATGTGGCCATGCGAATTGTTCCATCAGCTATGTCGCAAGATTTGCAAGATGAACGATAACCGCTTGGATCCTTTTTTGTGATCTTGCGCCGATAGAAGTCTGTTAGTGGCTTTTCTTCACCGCATCCTGGACAGCATTTCTTGCCACTCGATAGATCGAGAGCAGGCCGCCCAATTTTGCGGGAACAACCCACTCACGGACCTCCATATTTTTTCATCGGCTCCGTGTACTTTTCCGCGCTGCGGTCGCCCTCGTGCGCCATGCCGGGCGCAGTCTCAACTTTGCCGTCACCCGGCACGGTCATGGTCGGGCCGCCGCCGCGCTGTTGCTGCACGGAGATTTCCTCGGCGCCACGCCCTTTGCTGGACTGGCCCCTGAGGGACTTGGAGATATTCTTGCTGGGCGCCTTCATGCTTTCGCTCCTGGGTCAATCCGTCTGTCGTCTTAGGCGTCAGTCCCCCGGGGCGTCGCCGTCCCGGGGGTCGCCAGTTACCCCCGTAAGCCCTTAGCCGACGTGTTCCAGCACCAGGGCGCGCTTGAACAACGCGTTGCTGGCGGTCGGGATAATTGCCGTGGTCGCCGTGATATCGGTCGGCACCGCGAAGTCGCCCACCCAATTCCACGACAGCGAGCAGACCTGCTGCAGGCGGTCGAGGGGCGGGCGCAGGATCTGTGCGACGCCGTTGACCAGGAACACCTCGCCGATCGCGTTGACGCCTTCGCGCGCCAGCCACGTCTCGAGGCCTTCGAAATCGCCCTGGATGATCGACTCGGCGCCCAGCACAATCGGGCGACGGATGCGCTGACTGATGACCGACAGACCCGTGGCCGTGCTGGCCGCGTTGTAGGCGGCGCCGTTGTACTGCACGCCCGGGGGCTGCACGTAGGTTTCAGTCGTCGGGATGAACGTCACACCGAGCAGGCGGACAATGTCGCCGTCGCGGTATTCGCTGGCCCGGCTGTTGCCGGCAAACAGAACCTTGAAGTCCTGGTCGGCCCACAGCTGCCGCATGCTCGTGTTGTCGAGGATACAGTGATAGGTGCCGTCGGTCATGGGCGGCACGCCGTTGTCGCGCAGGTAGGCGAGCGCGTCTTCGACCAGGCCCATGGTCAGCATGTCGCTGCCCTGCAGCAACGCGGTGGTCAGGCGGGAGAACGGCCGTAGAATCTTCGGCCCGTTGAGCGCCGTCATGGCGTCGCCGTTAACCGGCGTGGTCGCGGCGGTGAACGTCAGGCTGCCCGAGATACCGTCGGGCGTGGTCGACTTGTTGGTGGCGTCCGCCGTCGCGGTGTTGACGGTCAGGGTCTGTGTCACGCCGGCGTTGCTGGCGGCCACTTCCTGCACGGTCAGCGGATTGCCGCTGCTGATAGGCGTCACGACGCCATTGACCAGCACGGTGGTGAAGCCCCGGATATCGTCAAGCCAACAGGTCGTGGTGCTGCCGGCGTTCAAGTCGGTGCGCACGCGGGAATTCCCGCCCAGGTAGGCGCTAAACAACTTGTAGCGGCAAATCCGCTCCATGGACTGGGCGGCCTGCACGCCGTTGTTGCGGCTGTTGGCAATCAGCTGGTCGGCAATGCCGGCCAGTTCCTGCTGCATGTTGGTGTCGACGGTGTCGGCGTACGAGGCAATCGTGAAGCTGTACTGCTCGACCGAGAAGGTGGACGACGTCAGGCCGTTGTCCAGGCCAGTGTTGCTGGCCGGCGTCATTGGCGTGGTAACCGGCGTTTTGCGGCCCTTGCGGGTCCGCGTCAGCGTTTCACCGATTCGCGACGGCACAGTCTCCTGCAGGGCCGCGCGCCGATAAGCCAGGATCGAATCCAGGCCTTCCTCAAGTTCGCGCTCCAGGAACCCCTGCTGCAGAATCGCGGCAAGCGCGGCGGGAAAATTGACGTATGAGCCCATGTGGGTCCCCCAAAGCGTGATTGATCGTTCCGGAAGGGACAGCGGCTGTTACCAGCGCGTCATGGGTGCCAGCACCCAGTCCCGACGATCATTCACGGCACCCAGGGGGGCGGGCGCGTGGGGGACAACGGCGATCTATCGCACGACCAACGTCACAAGGTCGGCCAGTCTCGGCCGGGACCCCAGGTTGCGCGCCTAGCCTGCTAGGCCGCGCGAGTCACGACACGCAATCTATAGAGCCGATTTAATTCGATTGTCAAATTGTGGAAAAGAAAACGGCCACGTCGGGTGTGAACCGGTGGCCGCTTCCTTGACGCTCGCCCTTTGCCCATGTGGGGCCCGACTCGTGCCGGGGACGATACCAGACCTGGCCTGCCGTTTCCATGGCCGCGACCAGAAGCCACCGAAATGGCCGCGTTGTCCGTTGTCGTCGCGGGTGGCTGACACCCGGCTATTGGTTGCCCAGACTGCGCAGCGCGTCCTTTTTTTGCTGCTCGTATGCGCGCTTGCCCTCGGGCGTCTTTGGGATATCGCGCACGCTTGTCGTCGGCGGCGCGGCCCCAGGCGCTGGTGGCGGCAGCGGCGACCCGGTACTGGCGCGCACCGGCGCTGCAGCTGGCGCTGCGGCCGGCTTGAACCAATCGGGCTTCTTAGTCTTGCCCGCCGCAATCGCCTCGCTAATGCCGGTGAACGTGCCGGTGGCCGGGTCGTACGACACGGCCTTTTTATCAATCAGCGGCAGCAGGTCGAGGTCGGTCAGCCCGGCCTGTATGGCCGCGGCCTTAAGCTCGGCGTCGATCAGCTGCCTGCGCGTCGCCTGCAGTTCGGTGTTGCCGGCCTCGCGCGCGGTACGCTCGCGATTATCCGCCTCGGTCTTGAGTCGCGTGATTTCCGCGTTAGCCGCGTCGACCTGTTCCTTGGCGGTACGCGCCTCGACGCGATTTGCCGCAGCCTCGGCGCGTGTGTTCGCAACGGTGTTTTCCAGCACGGCAATGCGGTCCTGATCGGTCTGACCAGCTTGCCGCGGGGGTATCGGCGGCGCGACCGGCGGCACAACTGCTGCAGGCGGGGGTGGGGGCGGCGGCGGTGCATTATGGACGTCAGACATTTGGGGCCTCTCTTGGGGTTAAGAGATCATAGATACCGTTTACGCAAAAACCAAGCCAAAATCACCATGCTCGGCGCGCAGTATATCACGAATGCGTGCCAGATCGTCATGCCGCCTTGTCCAGATAGGCCGGGGTGTTGTCGTTCGATGCCGGGTCCAGGTCGCGGTTGAGCAGGTAGGGGAAATATCCCCACGCGAAGCCGTTGTCTTCGAACGCGATGTACCCGTAGCCATAAATGGCCATGTTGCCTTCGCAGTCCATGATCGGGTCGACGCTGTTGCGCGGCACCGCCGGCCCAACCATCGTCCAGGTCACGCCCTGGTCGGTGGACCGCCACATTCCATAGCCGGTTAAATCCGTTATGCCTCCACCCCACGACACAACATAAACTGAGGGATAGCTTTGCCCGGACGCGGGCGCACCGAAGCCGACGCACATCGGTTCTTTAATCAATGAACTTGAAATCGTCGCGAAGGTCGCGCCGCCGTCGGTAGAGTGGAACAGCGAACTTGCCCCCGGATGCACCACCGTGCCGCCCCCAACGAGCCCTCCGGCGATCCATATGTCGTTCGCATTGCTAGGAGTCGCCTTCAATCTGATTATGTTGAACCCGAAGGCGTGATTGCCCATGAACGTGACGGTGCCGCCGCCGCCCGTCAGCTTGTAAATTCCGCTGCGGGAACTTGAGGGACTGGTTGCCGAATTGGTAGTGGCGAGGGCGATGTAGAACGTCCCCGCGGTCACGCGGTCCGCTGCGGTGGTGTAGTAGGGCCTATACGGCTGGATCAGATCGTTGTTGGAGTTCGCGTAGAGCGACACGAACAGGCTGTCCGCGCTTCCGCTGCTGGCCGACGTCGCGGCCGCCAGCAAAGTCACGGTGCCGGCGGCGCACGAAGACACCACGCCGATAGTCTTGGGCGGGGAATAGGTGTAGTCGAAAATCTCGGCAGTGGGATAAATGCCGGCGCACGAGCCCCCGCTGATGGTCAGCGTCGTGTCGTGCAGGGCCCACGACGCGCCCGCCGTGACGGACACCGGATCGGCGACGCCGTTGAACAATAAATTGTCGCCGCTCGTAACGGTCGCCAGCGAGTTCGCGTTGAGCGTCAGCGTGGTGCTCGCGCAGCTCACTATCTGTCCGATGTTGACGGCGCCGCCGCCCTGAATGTCCCACGCCGTTTCGCCGGCGACCGCCTTTGAGCAAGACCCGACCGTGAGCGTCGCGCTGCCGCTTGCCGAGGTGGCGCTCGCGGTCGTGGTCGCCGCCAGGCCCGACGTTGGGGTGGCGGCGGCGAGCGAAACGTGCGTCCACCCCGACCCGCCGGCCCCTACCCCGCCGTTCATGGTATAGAACGGAGCCGACAGGGCGTAGGTCAGAAGAATGTTCAGCGGCGTGCTGACGGCGAGGGCCATGCCGTATTGAACTTGGTTCGTGAAGTCGACGAGCCGGTCGCGATGCAATGCAGCGTCGTAACGCCGGTCGGAATCGTGAAAGCAAACCAGCCGCCGCCGGCCGTTATCTCCTGGTCGCTGGTCGTGGCGGCCACGCCATTGACGTTGCAATACATCGGGTTGGCGCCGACGTTCGACACTACCGTGACCGGGCCAGTCGGCAGCGTGCCGCTGCTGTCGGAGGTCGTGACCGACAGCGGCGTCATGCGCGCGCCGGTCACGCTGGGCGTAAAGCCGCCAAGGCTTGCCGACAGCGTACCAAACACTGGTATGCCGCCGCCGGCGCATGACGACGTGCCGTCGCTGTTGACGACCGGCACAGCCTTGCCGGTCGAGTTCAAGCAGTACAGCGACACGCGCGCGGCGGTGCCGTCGTATTTTTGCTGCGCCTGGGCGGGCGCCACGAGGAAAAGCGCGGCGATCGCCGCACTGACAATGGCAGCCTGTAAGCATTTCATTTTATGCGGCTCCATTATAGATGGCCGACACGACGGCACCGCCGCCGGTCAGCGTCTTAAGGCGCGCCTTGATGTACGCCGTAGTAATGCTGACCTGCGTCAGCCCCAGCTCGGTTATGGGCGCCAGCAGCACGCCGTCGGTGCCGGCCGCAATGGTGACCGACTCATTCGCGCCGCTATTCAGCACTCCGGTCAGCAGCGTCGTATTGGCATTGGGCGGGCTGCTGGGCGTGCCGGGGAATACCGCCGAGGGAAACTGAATCGTTATGGCGCCCGCCAGATTGGTCGCCGTGATCTGCACGGCCTGCATGCCGGCATCGGCGTTGATTTTGGTCACCAATGCGGCGGCGATGCTGGTGAGACTGTCGCCGCTGACCACGGTGTGCGTCAGAGTCTTGCTGCCATTCGGCAAATTGGGATTGATAAAATCCAGGCCGACCAGATCGCCCGGTGTCGCCGTGCCGCCGATCGTCGCCGTGTAGGTATTAAGCGGCCAGCCCAGCGCGTTGGTGCCGAAAACGTCTATCTCGAGCGTCGAGATTGAACCAAACGCCTCGATTGAGCCGGTCTTGGCCCAGCCGGACGGAATCCACAGGCCCTCGACCGGCGTTGCCGCGACTGCGTCCAGCAATCGTGCCCTGATGCCGAAAGGACCGCCGAACGGCGCGGACTGGTATTCACTGACCGGCTGCGTGCGCAACATGGCGTCCCCCAGTTTCGGATTACGATTCGCTCTCTATCACGGCCACGATCTCGTCCTGCGCGACCACTTGGCCCAGCTCAATCCTGTGCCGCACCACGCCCGCGCAGGGTGCCACGATGGGCCACAGCGTTTTCATGCACTCGACCTCGACAATCCGATCGCCGGCCTCAACGCTGGCACCGTCGTCGGCGCAGCGGAGCGCGACGGTCCCGGCAATTTCGGCCCGGCAGTCTGTGGTGCGCATTCGGCGGGGGACTCGGCTGGCAGCATGGACTGGTCAGGCCTCGACGGTGATTCGTCGTCTTGGACGCACGCTATACCATTTCCTGCGTTTGCTCGCGCCAATTAATCGTCAGGTTGGGCGCCGCGTCGCGCGCGTCGACCACGGCAATCAGCGCCCCGATGGCGCCGCCGCCCAACCAGAAGCTGCCCGTGAACATGCTGGGCTGCAAAAACAGCAGACGGCCCAGCGCGTCCTCAAGCTGCACGCGCCCCCAGGCGCCGGCCGCGACAATCTGCACGCTGTAGAGCTCGGCGTGCCGGCGCGCCAGGCGGAAGCGCCCGGCCGCGGTTATCTTGTGGCTGCGCATGAGGCTGCCCGGGGCCGACGGCGCGTACACGTCGACAAGGTCAAGCATAGCGTTCTGGGGTTATGTACTTGACTCCCTCACGCCTTTTCCTTGGCGACCAACGACGCCGACACGCTGACGCCGGCCGATATGATGGCGCACCCCGGCGAGCCAAGATTGCCGCTCCAACCAACCGAGCCGCTGACCGACACATAGAAGTCCTGTTTGTCATTTGGCTCTGGAATAATGTTGACGAAAGCCATCACGGCAGTTCGCGCCTGCATGCGGTCGGCGGCATGAATCGGCTGCGACGCCTCCACCTTGTCTAGCTCGGCGTCGACTTTTTTCATCACCTCGCGTTCGGTCGTCCCGCGTACACTGAATGAGTAGGACATTGATGTCTCCTGGTGCAGATTTGCCGCAACCGGATGATTGCGGGGCCACCTATTTAATCAGGTGTCGCACGGCTTGTCGATAAACGCTGGCGGTAACTTACGACGCCGCGGTCGGAGAGGCCGGCCAAACACTGGCGCAATGCTGCGGTCGTGGCGTTCCATCCTATCCTCGTAGCTTTCCGCACGCACGATCGGCAGCAAAATCACCATCGCGGGCTGCTCGCGGCGCACCGCCGGCGCGTAGGACGGCGCCCAGTCTGCAAACTGCACGACGTTACGGGCGCGCTTGCTCATCGTGACCTCGGGCGGAAACCCCGCCGTTCACGGCGGGGAGGAAGCCCGTTGAGCTTCCACGTATCGCTTGACCCTCTCAAGCGGAGCGCCACCAGCACTGGCGGCAAAGTAGGACGGCGACCAAAGAACACCGCGCCAATAACGAGCAGCGATATCCCGACGCTCAAGTCTGAGCAGTCGCGACGATGTTCCCTTGAGGGCGTTAACCAAGGCGGAAACGGAGTGCTTCGGCGGGTACTCAATAAGCAAGTGAACGTGATCTTTTTCGCCGTCACAGGCGATAAGCACACAATCCATTGCGGCGCAGACCTTGCCAAAATGGCCTTTGAGCCAATTGATCGCTGGATCGTCAAGGAGCTTTCGACGATACTTTGTAACAAATACAAGGTGACAGACCAACTTAGTGACGGAATGTCTACCCCTACGATATTCTGTCTTGTCCACTTGAAATCCCTCCACAGACCAAGTAGATAGTCTGCATGATTTTGACTTTCAAGTACAGGATCAAGGACGCGACAGTCGGGAAGTATCTCGACAGGCACTCGCGTTCGGTCAATTTTGTTTGGAACTACTGTTGCGAAACCCAGCGTAAGGTTGAAGCCTATTACAAGGCAGGCGCACCTAAGCGCCGTTGGCCTTCGCATTTCGATCTCGTCAAGCTGACCACGGGTTGCGCAGCGGAACTTGGCCTGCACTCCGATACGGTCGGACAAATCTGCAAGCAGTTTGTAATCTCGCGCAACGCGGCCCGACATGCTCCGCGTTTCCGCGCCAGCAGGGGCCCCAAGCGAGCCCTCGGCTGGCTGCCCTTTATCAAGCGCACCGTGAAACTCGACGGCGCGCACGTTGTCTACCTCAAACGTAAATTCCATTTCTGGAAGTCGCGGGATATCCCCGACGCCATCAAGACGGGCTGCTTTACTCAAGACGCCCGTGGTCGCTGGTATGTTTGTTTCCAGTGCGAGGTTGCCGACGATCTGCCAACTGGCAACGGCGAAGTCGGGATTGATCTTGGATTGAAGACCCTCGCCACATGCAGCAACGGCGACACTATCTCCGCCTTGCGGCATTATCGCAAATATGAGGCTACGCTCGCCATTGCACAGCGCGCCGGACATAAGCAGCGCGTCAGGGCTATCCACGCCAAGATAGCGAACGTGCGCAAGGACCAACTTCACAAGGCCAGCAGCAAGATTGCTGCGGAAAACCAACTTATCGTTGTCGGCAATGTCAGCGCCGCACAGCTTGCCAAAACGCGAATGGCTAAGTCCGTTCTCGATGCAAGCTGGTCGATGCTGCGGAACATGCTCGAATATAAAGCCAGCAGGCACCGGGCGCGTTACGTTGAAGCCGATGAGCGTTGGACTTCCCAAGTGTGTTCGTGCTGCGGGACAATTCCCGACAGCAGTCCGAAAGGTATGGGCGCACTTGGAATAAGACATTGGGTATGCTCAGACTGTGGTTGCTCGCATGATCGCGACGCGAACGCTGCTCGGAACATTCTCCGTGTCGGGGCGGAACGTCGCCCACCTGTAGAGGAAATCCCCGCCCTTTAGGGCGGGGAAGACGTTAAGCTGCCCTCGTGTATTCCCACCTAAAGTTGCCGCCCGGCAGTGGGTGCTTGCTGCGCTTGACGCGGCCAACGGCCGCTAGGTGACGCAGCATGGTGTCGACGCTCTCCGGTGACCAGCAGCCCACGCGCTCCCATATCTCGCGCGCGCCGCGCGGGTGGCTGTCCACCACCGACATAATCTGGTCGAGCGTCGCTGGGCTGAATCCACCAGTCATGGTCTAATAATTCCCCCCAACAGTCTGGCGTCCAGCCGCTTGGCGCTGACCGGCACACCGATTCGCGTCTCGATCAGATTGGCCAGCCGGCACGGTATGCCGTCGGCCCAGCCCAGATAGTTTATCAGCGGCACGCCCAGCTCGTGCGCGGCCTCGGCCGGCGTGTAGCGATTGCGCTTTTGCCAGGCCTGCAGCTGCAGGGCGATGTTGCGGGGTGCTGCCATTGGTCAGCCCGTCAGCTTGTCCAGCAGAATCTTGTGCGCCAGCTGCGCGGCGCGGAATCCGCTTTCAAATCTCGTGATTGCAACATTGGTGTCGGCTTCCGTGACGATGCCGCTGCAGAGGACGCCAAACAGCAGCGACACATGCGCGTTGAATGCGTCGTCCAGCGCTTTGGTGATCTGCTCTTTGGTCATGCGTAAAATCTCCCCCACACCGGTTTGCTGCGCAGCGGCCAGCGTAGCCACGGGATTCGCGCCGACGACAGCACACAGCCGAGCATCAGCGCGCGGCGGTGGCGGCGCAAGGTCGGCTCCAGCGTCATGCGTCACCAGCTGGGTCGGGTGCGCGCTGCCGGACTGGCATCCAGACTATGCTGGCAACGGTCGACACGCTGGCGTGCCCGCTCGTTGCCCTGATTGTTAGACCATGCAGGAATCCACCGTCCATCATGAACGACCCCATAATAGCTGCTGGGGCCTGGTAGATCGCCCGACCATTGCGTGTATCGTAAGCAATGCGTCGTTGCTTATGTTCGTCGATCTGCGCCTGCGTCGAGCCAGGCCGCAGGGGCGCAGGTTCTTCCATATTGTCGCCGGGGAAGTGGCCGCCCACGTCAGGGATTCCATCAAAGGCTTCAAGCGCACCGGCGCCAGCGTGTGTGCATGCGATGGTGCGCAAAATGCCGGGTCCTTCCTCAAGGATAAAAGTGCCCTTGCGGTCGAGAAGCCATATTTTGCCGCCCAGCGGCGGCAGATCGACGCGGATTCTAACTGGCTTCATGCGTTCACCGTCGTGCGCGGCCCTATGTTCATGCCGCCTACCTGCGCGGGACCGGCCGCCGGGCTGGCCGACTCGGGCTGGTCGGCCGGCGTGCCGGGCTCCACCGGCACGTCGACTGACGTCGGCTGCGGCGCCATTGGCGTGGCCTCGTCGGGCTCCGTCGGGCTGTCGTCGACCGCGTCCTGTTCTTCGCCGGCGTCCTCCATGTCGATCATGGACAAATCCAGCACCTGCGCGATGTAGGCCTTGGCTTCCTCGAACGTAATAAGCTGTTCTTCCGGCTTTGGCTCGGTCGCCGGCACGGCGTCGACATGCGCGCCCTGCGCGCTGGCCGGCCTGCTGCCTGGTTGCGCTGGCGCGGTCTTTTTCATCGGATCCAACATGATTTGGAACGCTTGGGCGAGCGAGAACACCTCGTCGGGCGTCGGCTGGAACATGCGCGGCCACTGCAGCGTGAAGCCGCCGGCGTCCTTGTCGATCTTGGACGCAATCGCTATCTTTTTGATCAGCGGCAGCGCACCATGCTCGCCGTACTGGCTGCGCAGGTCGCCCACCATGTCGTCGCTGTCCTGGTCGAGGTACTCCATGGCGCGCCCAGACAGCGGGGCTTTCATTTTGTCGGGGTCTTTACGGCTGGCCGCGATCTGCTCGAGCGCCATGTTGCGCAGGTGGTCGATCAGCTTGAGCGCCGCCTCGGTGCCGGTGCCGGACATTTCCAGCAGCTTGGCGTCGCCGACGCCGACCATGCTGCCGTCCTCGTCCTTGTAACCGGCTTCCATTTCCAGGTGCGTCATGGGCCCGCGCGTCACGGCGCCGTTCATCACCTTGCCGATCGTCACCAACTGCGGCGCGCTGTTGTAGCGCGTGCCGCGACCGATTTGGCTCAACGTGTAGTCGAGCTCGACGCTGTTGGGGATTGCGTCTTCGAACGTGCAGCAGCCGTCGGGCGCCAGGCCGCCGCCCAGATTGACAAACCAATGCGCGCACACAAAGCCCAGGTCGTGCTTGTATTCCTCGCCGGCCCACGGCTCTAACTTTTTGTTGGCCGCGCCCTCGCCGACAAAGCCGTGCACGGGATTCCATTCGACCTTCTTGACCGGCTGATACGTCACCTCGCCGGTCGGCAGCCAGTCGCGGATATACCAATACTCTTGGCCCTTCTCGACGCCAGGCGCCCCCATGGCTTCAAGCGCTGCCCCGCTGGTCGTGTAGGCAACGCGCAGCTGCGCCAGCTCCCCCATGTCGTCAAAGCTGGGTTGGCAGTATTTGGCGCGCCAGCATTGCAACGCCACCTTGGGGTTTTTGCCGCCTGTGGTTTCGACGCGAAACGTGACGGCCACGGCGCCGACGCTGCCCAGCAGCACGGCTTCTGCCATGCGTTCAAAAAACTTGCCCTTGCGCAGCAGCGCCGCCATGGACGCAATCTTGGCCTTGTCCTTGTGGCGCACCTTGGGCGCGTGCCGGCCGGTGAACAGCTTGCGGGTGCACCAGCGCGCGACCATGCGCGGCAGCCGGTACTGCGCCGACGGTCGGCGCTCGGTCAGCGGTATCAGCTCCTGCGTGCCTGGCTTGACCTCGTCGTAAAACGCATAGTTCAAATGATTGTAAAAGGTGCCGTCGAGCAGGCGGTCGCGCAGGTCAAGGCAGCGATAGCGCGAGTCCTCGCTGGCCCAGTCGGGGTATCGGATCGCCTGCGCGATTTTGCGGAACATTCAGGCCCCCTGCGGCGGTGGTGACGCGTCGACCTCGTCGCGCATGTTGACCGACGTGGCGAAACGATTCTGCAGATAGCTGATTCCGGCCATCAGCAGGTGCACTGTGCCGCTGTCGTCTTCCCAGCCGTCGCACAGCCAGCCGCCCGGCTTGACGAATGTGAACGCGATTGCGCGTATTTGACCGGCCTTAGCGCGCTCAAGCAGCTGCTCCAGCTTAGCGATCACATTGGCCTGCGGCTGCAGGTCGACAGCAACCTGCGGGTTGGCGACGCCGGGGAAGGTGCGCACGTTGTCGGTCGTCATGCCGCGGCCTCGTCCACCCAGGCAAAGTCGATCGCGCCGCCCGGCAGTCGCACCATATAGCAATTCGCTGGATATGAACGACGTACGCTGACGACGGCCGCCACGCAGGGGTCCTTGCCTTCCTGCACGCGCTTGTGCAGGAGTGCCAGCACCGCGGCATCAATCACAGCGTCGCTGTGGCGCATCGTTTGTTTGGTCACAATTATGGTCATGCCGCGACCTCGTCGGCCGGCGTGTCCAGCGTAAAGCGCCGCTCGTTGACCGTGTCCTGCTTGCCGGTATCCTCGTAGCGCACCAGCCAGCTGCCGGCGCCGTATTGCGGCTGCGGCAGCTGCACCGTCGCCAGGCGGTGACCGCCGGCGGGTCGCCAGCCAGCGTCGCACGCGACCTCGACGACGTCGCCAGCTTGGTATGGTCGCGGCTGTCGCATGGACACCGTTGGAATCAGCGCAGCGGTCGGCTGCGCGTTTATGAGCCAGCGCGCGCGTCGGCGTCAAGCGTCAGCCGGTGATCCCCATGGCGCGCTCGATCGCCTTGCGTTTGATCCACCGCCACAGCCGGTCGGCGGCCACGCCGTTGTCGTTTAACCGATATCGCCGCCACCGCTTGGCCTGCCGACCGTACACCCGCCGGTGCATCAGGTCGACCAGGCGCCAATGGTCGCCGCACAGCCATTCGTCGAATTCGGTGCGCGCGGTCGTGTGCCGGCAAAACGGCACGCAACAGTGCAGGCGGCCGGCGCGATTCCGCTTTTTGCCGTCCTGGGTCAAGTAGATTCCCCCTGCTTGCGCCAGCCAGGGTAAACGGTTGCTTAACTAACGCACCTGCTGCCTGGCGGCGTCGACAGGCGGTCGGCCGACCTTGCGCGGCTTAGGAGACAATGTCACTTGGACGTCTGTCATTTGTCACCTGGATTGTCACCTTGCGAAGATCGGCAGCACCTGGGCGCCGCCGGACTGCGGCTGCGTGCGCTTTTTCTTCTGCAGCCTGGCGTAGCCGCCCGTCATGGCGTCGGTCTGGTCCTTGAACTTGCTGCCGGGGAAGTTTGTCACTTCCTCCAAAAACGTGTCGTTCCACGGCCCGACGACAATCTCGACGTTACCATTTTCGGCCTGCGCCGCCATGGGCTCCGCGCGGTCGATCTTGCTGCCCGTCTCAATCAGCTTATGCGCGTCAAAGCCGTCCAGCATGCTGACCATGTCTCGCGCCACCGTATTGTGCACGACGATATCGCGCACTAGAAACGACGCCTGTCCGCGTACCGTCAGGCAGCGGCACGGTCGGACGCCAGCCGGCGTCACGGACATGACCTGATCCGGCAAATAGTCCTCGTCGAAACGGCGATAGATCGACGCGTTGGCCAGCGACGCCAGTCGGGCGGCCTTGAACGAGTGGTGCACCGGAATTCGCTTCAAAAACCGGCCATAGGCGTCGTCCTGCTGGCGCATGCGCAACAGCCAGCTACGGTGGCGTTTCTCCAGATATTTGCCATTCTTGGTCTTTAGCGTCGAATTGATGCCAAGCCGCAGCAGCAGGTGCTGCACATCCTCAAGCAACGCCTTGCTGACGCTGTAGAATATGACCTCGTGCGCGTCTTTCGATACGAATCCGTCACAGGCGAAATAGGCCCCAAGGAATTCAGCCACCAACGGGCTGGGGGCGCCAAACACCCATGCTGGCACACGTTTGGTATAGGCATTGTGCCCGGCCAGTCCGGTATCACGCAGCCATGACTGCAAGCCCGCTGCGTTGATCTCGCCGCGCCGGTAACCATTGCTGGTGCGGCCACCAACGGATTGCACGCAATGCCGGAAGTCCAGCAGCTCAACATGGTCGTGACAACAGAACGACGATTTGCTGCTTTGCACCTTGCGTTCCGGTCGTCGGATGCTTGTCACCGATCCATCGCCAATAAAATAGCCAGCAAGCCGGAACTCTTCCGCCGAACGATCAGCGATCGCCGCTATGCGCGGAGTACTGCGGAGCGCGACAACGCTGCCTGGGCGCAGGGCGCCGGCAGCCACCCAATCGTCTGGCGTGAGAAACGGGTGGTCAAGCGCCGCCACGACTTCGCGCCCGGATCCTGTCTTAATGCACACCGTCGGCAAGTCGCCCTGTTGAAACACAGCGTCGACCATCCCAGGCACACCATCCTTGCCTATGACGGTGTCACCAACAATGATTTCCTTAAGCGGCACCTGTTGGCCATCGCCGCGCAAGATCAATTCTTCCTCCCAGATTGGCTTGCCGGCGCTGCCAGGGTCTTGCGGCACCTGCACCTCGTAGCTACCGCCCAGCTGGGCAATGCGTATCTGGTCGGCCAGCGCCGTCGCCTTGACCAGCCGGCGCACCAGGGGCGCCTGCTCGCGACAGCGCTGCACGTCGGCAATGCAGTATTGCGACAATGTCGGGTGCTTGCCCAGCAGCACGCCGGCGGTGTAGGGCGGGTCGGCCGTATAAGTCGCCTCGGTGTCCGCCAGGTCCCAGTGCCGCACCCAGCGATAGCCCAGCGGCATGGCTGGCCTGGGCTTGAACCAGGCGCGCTTGAACATGCCGCCTTCGCGCGGCACCGGAGTCTGTTGGTGTTGCCCAGAAACTGCGTATGCGGTCATCTCGCGTTCAAGTGCATCCACGGTAGCTAACGGGAATCGTTCAGGAAATAGCAATTCCCCCTCTTGCCGGCGCGGGTCAGTGAATATCGGCGTCGTGCAGTGCCGGCCTTGCTCGTACCGCATGGGCAGCACCAGGGCTATGTGCTGCACCCCGATTTGCTCCCACACCCCGCTGGGGTCATCCTGATGCACCCGCTGCATAATCAGCGCGATGGCCGACGCCACCGGGTCATTAAGACGAGTTGGCACCGATTCCCGCATGATGAACTTAGCCTGCTCGCGATCGGCGTCCGACTTGGACTGCGGCACCGACAGCGGGTCGTCGATCGTCAGCACGTCGCCGCGGCCGCCGGTCAGCCCCTCGAACGCCACGCCCTCGCGTGTGCCCTTGCTCGAATTCTCAAACGACGTTTCGGCCACGCGTGTCAGCTTCACATGCGGCCAAAGCGTCTGATACCAGTCCGAAAGGATCAAATCGCGGGTCTTGCGCGTGTCGCGCTTGACGTAATCCGCCGAATAGCTGGTCGACAGGAAACGCCGGTGTGCCAGATTGCACGGTCCCCATTGCCAGGCGTTCCATAAAACACTGACAATCAATGATTTCCCGACGCCTGGCGGCACATTGAAGCGCACCTTGTTCGGCAGCCCCATGGCCAGGAAACGACCCCAGGTCAGAGCCTCAAGGTGATCGCATATCGCACGCACCACCCAGCCCTCGACAAACTGCGTCCTGGGCTCAAGGACGTGCCAGGCCTCGCGCACAAAGCCGATTAAGGTCTGGCAGCGCGCGCGGATAGCATCCGCGTTCGCCTGCGTGTCTGCCCGCTCGCGCTCAGTGGCTCGTTGGTGCTTTGCCTGCTGGATCGCCTGCAGCAGTTGGGTCGGCGAGATTCGCGACAACACTGAGAGCGCCAAGGACTCGCTCGAATTGCTCAATATCGCCCTCCGGTAGTTTGCCCAAGATGGCCGCCAGTGCCGCAATGTCCAGCGGACTACCGTCCGGATTGGTGTGCGCCACGCCGGTCAGCCGGCGGTGGCAATACATCGCGGCATCGCGCGCGGCCATGCGGGCATACGATAGCTCATTCCTGACCAATTCGCGGTCCAGCGGCCGACCGCCTTCCCTGCCCTCGTCAGCCTTGGCGCGCGCCTGCTCGCGTCCGGCTTCGTCCATGTGGTATCTGGCGATCGACAGCAGCATGTCGGCCGGGCTGGCACCGGCATGCAACGTCTTTATTTCGGCCGCCACCGCGCTGGCGCTGCTCGCAACGCCTGGAATGGCCAATTTATCGGCTTTTGGCTTCCGCCCGGCACCTGGTCGCCATCCACCTCGTGGCATGTTTTTGAATTAGCCCTGCAATCAATCTGGAATCGGTCGGGGGCGATATTGAGCCCGTGCGGATCATAAGGCAGCTTTGCGCGCCAATGCAAATGGTGCTGCAATTAACGGGTTTGCACGTTGCGCTGGGTGGCGCGCGGAGCCATGTTTGATTTGATCGAGAATCAAAAGAGCCGCCGGCGATGCTCGTTTACAAAATCACCAACATGCTGACCGGTGCCGAGTACGTCGGGCTGACGTGCCGCAGATTGCTGACAAGGTGGAGCGATCACAAGGCGAAGGCGCGTGCCGGAACAAAAACGCCGCTATACAACGCAATGCGTAAATATGGTTTTGCTGCATTTTCGATCGAGGCAGTTGCGTCTGCCAAGTCCTACGATGCGCTAAAAGCCGCCGAGGTGGCGATCATCGTGACCTCGGGCGGAAACCTCGCCGTTCACGGCGGGGAGGAAGCCCGTTGAGCTTCCACGTATCGCTTGACCCTCTCAAGCGGAGCGCCACCGGCACTGGCGGCAAAGTAGGATGGCGACCAAAGAACACTGCGCCAATAGCGAGCAGCAATATCCCGGCGCTCAAGTCTGAGCAGTCGGGACGAGGTACCCTTGAGGGCATTAACCATGCTTATCCGGTTTAGACACACAGCCCTAGATGTAGTGGTCACGGGAATACCAGCGTTTTGCCATTCCATGCGCAGTCAGGAATGTTCAATTTGATGTAAGCCAAAATGTCGGCGTCCAGCGTGGCGCGCTTGGCCTTGTAGTCGGCGTACAGCGTGGCGCGCTTGGCCTCGTAGTCGGCGTACAGCGGGGCGTGCTTGGCCTTGTAGTCGGCGTACAGCGGGGCGTGCTTGGCCTTGTAGTCGGCGTCCAGCGTGGCGCGCTTGGCCTTGTAGTCGGCGTACAGCGTGGCGCGCTTGGCCTTGTAGTCGGCGTCCAGCGGGGCGTGCTTGGCCTCGTAGTCGGCGTCCAGCGTGGCGCGCTTGGCCTTGTAGTCGGCGTACAGCGTGGCGCGCTTGGCCTCGTAGTCGGCGTACAGCGTGGCGTGCTTGGCCATCGCCTCACAACCGCCCAGATAGATCATGTTGTGTAAGCGGATAGCCACTTCGTTCTTCGGCTTTTTACGCTTCACATAATCAATGCGTTCATTCACATCGTGTGACTCTTCGCACAACTGTTCATGGTGCAGAAAACCAAACCAGCCTTTCGTCGGGCCAGTGTAATTGTAGCGACCTGGAAACAATGTATTCTCGATCTTCTTGCGGCGCGGATGATTAACCATTTTCAAGTCCTCTGCCCCTGAAATCCCCGAGGCGCGGGATCAACATCTAGTGGCTCTTAGCAGTTGTGTGCGTCAACCGGATAAGCATGCAAGAGACAGTTAAGTGACAATGTCTCCTGCGTTGTCACTTTGGTGCGGCAAGCCCTTGTCGGCGTACTGGCGCGCCAGCAGCTGCACGCCGGGCGGTATCTCGCGGTGGTCATGCTCAAGGCGCCGCATGAGGCGCGACAGCGTCCTGGGCAGGCCGCGATAGCCCAGCGCCCTGGCAAACTGGCTCTGGCTGGCGCCCAGCACGATGCGGATTTCCCTAAGCTCGGCGCCGGTCAAGGCGTCACCATGGCCGCTATTTTTCGGCCAACCTCTAGGGCGTTGGTCATGTCCTCATTAAGATTTTCAACGATCAAATGCGCGATGGCCTGCGCGTTCGGCGTCTGACGCGACGGCGCGGCAGCTATCATAGCTTTCCAATCACGCGCAGCGCACAGGTCATCGGTCCATAATTTGCCGTTCTGCAAATCGATCCCAAGGTGAGAAACCGACCATGCAAGGCACATTTCGAGCGTTGGCTCGGTCGGCACGCATTTCCATTCTGTCATTGCCGTTGCTCCAAAAGTCGCTGCCGAAACTCAGCATCCGATTCCCCCATCCGACGGCATGGCATTAGACCGC